TCAAAATAGTTGTTCATTTTAAGCTCCTAAATTATTTTATTATTGTTTCGCCTTCTTGAAAGCGTGGTTATATATTAAACCTTCTATTTTAAAAAGTAAACATATTTTTTTACATTTTAAACAATAGAATCTAAAAAAGCCTGATAAGCCGCTTCATAGCCCAGCGCAACGCAAACAAATGCGCCTGCATCATGTGCGGCTTTTAAATACTCAAGCTGCCCATCCTGCCATTTTGACTTGGTGTGATCTTGCCGCTTCAGCTCGCAAACAAACGATCTGCCTATTGGAATAATAATATCGGGCGCACCTTTCGTCATGCCTTCGCTTTTTTGCCGTGCTACTTGTTGCCAGTTGCGTTTTCCTTCGTTTCTAATATGCGTAGCAATCTTTCCATAAGTCGTCGGGTATTCGCGTCTTATACGCGCAAAAAACGTCACCGCTTCAAGTGTTTCGCTGGGGCAATCGCCACGAAAACCAACATCGCCATAAACTTTAAGCCACTGGGGGAATTTCATCGCTTCTGAATCTCATGTTGTAATTATGAACCTTGTAAAAATCACCTTCTTTTTGATAAGTGACTGTTTCGGGCGGTCTTGTTCCGTTTATTGTTACAGTCATAAAACTGTTGTAGTCGCGCGGGATTTTTGGCGTAAAAAACACGGTAAACGTTCGCCATGCTGTTGTAAATTCAACCCGCAAACATTCGTTGCCGGCTTTGCTAATGGTTGGCTTAACTTTCATATCAAGCACTTCATCGGTCTGTGATTGATATGGATCGCTTTTTCGCTCGCGGTATTGCCTAACCAATTTTTCGTTAGGGTCAATTAGTTCTTCTTTGCACCCGCCACAATAACGCGCTGCAACATCATTTTCATGACCGCACTCGTGGCATGGCTTAAAACTCCATTTATAATCGCAATAATCAGATTGACACGATCTGCTATGATGCGCAGGAAAAAATCCGTGTTCTGTTTCAATTCGGTTTCCTTGTAAATCGACAAAATAACCGTTGTCATCAATACCAAAACCCGCGTCATTGTCGCGCGGTTTAGTTTCATTTAATAATCCGCAATCAGGGCAACGCACGATAAGATACTCACCATCAAACTCCACGCTGTTACTGGTTTTAATGTCGGGATTAAAAACATCACCATCGGGGCAGTGTCGCTCGATGTTCTCCGCGTAATCCAAGACTAAGCAATCCTGCTTTCCATCGCTTAGACGCAAACCACGCCCAATTATTTGCTGTAATAATGCGGCTGACTCGGTAGCGCGTAAAATTGCGACAACATCGCAGTGAGGTGCATCAAATCCAGTTGTTAAAACCGCCACATTTACTAAATATTTTAAAATCTGCGCTTTGAATTTAAGCAGGATTATTTCACGCTCACGAGCTGGCGTTGAGCCTGTGACAATCGCAGATAATTCTGGCGGTAAAGATTCCATGATCTCGCCCGCGTGCTGAATCGTAGCCGCAAAAAATAACACGCCTTTGCGATCTCGTGACTGCTCGATAACATCCGCGACAATCTCAGCCGTTAACCTGCCTTTGCCGTGATAAGCCTTATCAATATCGTCTTTGCTAAAATTACCCATTGCATTAGTTTGCATGTTTAGCGTTTCATAATGCTGACTATTAATTGCACCAACAATAGGTTGGCACAGATAACCTTGCTGGATTAACTCACGCGCGGTGATCTTGTAAATCAATCTATCAAAATACGGGTCGCGTGTTTTGCTTTCGTGCAATGCCACACCACGCAAATCGTGTTTAAAAATGTAACCCGTTGACATGCGGTAAGGTGTAGCTGATAACCCAATAATGCGCAGACGTTCGTTAAAAACTTGCAGTTGCTCAATAATATGAATGACGGTTGGCGTTATCTTGTGGCACTCGTCAATAATCACTGCACAGAATTGACTGCCAAACCGATCAAGTTGGTTTTTAATACTGACAGGCGTTCCAACCACTAACGGATTAGCAAGACAAGTTTCACCAACGCTTGCACTAAACAACGACACTTGATTTCCTGTTGCAATAATCTTATCGGCATTTTGCTCCAGCAATTCTTTGCTAGGTACAATACATAAAACGTGTTTGCCTTTGCTTACTTTATTTAACGAGTTGGCTATCTCAGCCACAATGATGGATTTACCTGCACCTGTAGGTAATTCAAGAACGCATGGCGCGGTGTTCTTGCGAACCCACGCAATGCAGTCATCATGCGCCTGTTGTTGGTATGGACGCATTCTCATAATTAAAAAATACTTATTTGACTTTTTTCTGAAATTGCTGATTTTAAATTTTTCTTAGCCATTTCAAAATATGACTCTTTTAATTCAAAACCAATCCCAAATCGTTCCATTTTTACTGCTTGATATACTTCACTACCAATGCCCATGAAAGGCGTTAGAACAGTATCGCCTTTGTTTGAATAAAGTAAAATCAATCTTTCAATGGTTTCTAATTGAAGTGGACAAATATGCTTTTCATCATTATCTTCTCTAGCGTTTCTAAATCCTTGTAGTGTTTTCCCATAGTTAATGTCGTTCCAAACTGGTGATGCTATCTTTTGCCACATATCAACAGATATATCGGTATTGGCTACAGGATCAAATCTTTCACCATCTTTTCTAAACACCATCACATAATCGGGAATACCCACTCTTGACATGGTAGAATCTTTTTTAACTTGTTTATGAAGTAATCCAAGAGCCTTAGTTCTTTGCATTTCGACAACAGGATCTTTCCATATGGTAATTCGAGAATGATAAATAAAACCGCATTCTTCAAAAACTTTTAGAATCATGCCGCTAAAATCTCTTAAGCCGATAAATCCCTCTTTGCCTTTTTGAATTGGCAAATCCATACAATGCACAGCCACATTCCTGCCAGATTTCATAACGCGATATAATTCATTTACCAAAAATGAAAACTGCATTAAAAATTCTTTGTAGTCTTTTGAATTTCCCATATCCTCGACATGATTTGAATATGTGTAAAGCTCGGCAAATGGTGGGCTAAAAACAGTTAACCCAACAGATTCATCATCAATATTTTTTATCAATTGAACACAATCACCACGCTGAATATTATAGTATTTGTTATTATCTGGGGTTGTATCAAATAAATCCGTTGATATTTGGCTATCATTTACGATATTAGTCATTGTAATTCTCATCTGCTCTTGCATTTTTTCAAATTGTTGTTGTTTTGTTTTTATTGCATCAGATACGTTTTTCATTGAATCTGTAGTAATTAAATGAATGTTGACGTTGTTTTTTTGACCAAAACGATATGATCTACGAATTGACTGATATAAACCCTCAAAGCTAAAATCAAGTGATGCAAATATCTGATTGTGGCAATTTTGATAATTCAAACCGAACTGCGCTATTTTGGTTTTAGTGATTAACACTCTAAAATCACCATTTGCAAATCCCAATAGATTTTTTTCTTTGCTTTCTGGCGAATCACTGCCTTTCACTTCTACAGCGTCATTGATTAGTTTGCGTAATACTTCGCCTTCTTCATTTTGTTTTATCCAAACAATAAACGATTTATCACTTGAATTAACTAAATCTGCAACTTTAGACAATCTATCATTCATAGTTAATCGCAGATTTTGATTAAAATTCATTGCATTTGTTAAATCATCATTAAAAATTCTGCCGTTTTGTTGTTTTTCCGTAACGATTTCATGCTCAATCAAATTTAAATCCGGCAAAATGTAATCGTTAGAATCAAAACCAATATCATGCGGTTTTGATAGCATCACTGAAAATGACCCTATAAACTGATAAAAAATATCATTAGCGTGTCCTTTTAATCTCCATTTGGCAGTTTCACCGCCATCATGAATAAAATACATTGCAAGCATTTCGTTTCGTGTCATTACATCTAAAAACTCAGCATGGTTTCCTATCTCCATTGGATCATTTGGTGATGGTGTGGCAGTACAAGCCAATTTGTATGGTGTTTCTTTAAACTTATCAATAATCAATTGTTTTGTTTTACCATCAAAATTTTTCAAAATTGATGATTCGTCTAAAACAACACCACAAAATTGATCTGTTTCAATATCACCTAATTTTTCATAATTGATAATTTGAATCTTTGATGATGTGCCATATTTATTAACATCAATATCAAATTTTTTACCTTCTGCTATTGTCTGACCGCTAACAGCTAATGGCGCAAGAATCAAAACAGGTTTTTTTTCGTATTTGCTAATTTCATGCGCCCATGATAATTGCATAAGCGTCTTACCAAGTCCGCAATCAGCAAATATGGCATATTTGCCATTTTTAATAGCGCGTTTAACAATGAATTTTTGAAAATCGAAAAGATTGCTATTTAGTTTTGTTTCACAAATATCAAAACCGCTATTAATTTTTTTTGTTGTTTTATTTTTTAAAAAATCTTTGTAATCTTTCATGACAATCTCCAATACTCACTCGCTGCACCCATGTAAGGCGTTAAATCCGCATCTGGTAGCAATTCTTTAACGGCTTTGGCGTAACTTACTGCGCCTTTCTTAACTACCTTTGTTAATTTGTGCCCGTTGATCTCGCTGTCTTGTTCTTTGCAATCTCGAACAATATGCTCAAGCACACCTTTTTTAATGGCTTCAAGTTCTGCGATCTGCGCAGATAATTCAAAATAATATTCCACGCGGTATGCTGTCGAGTTTGCGTTATTAGTGGCGCGTTTATCTTGCAAATACTTTTCTGGATTATCGCGCTCAATCAAATACTCGTCATAAAAACTTTTTAAAATTGGCAAGTGTTTGTTTATCCACTTGGGGTCATAATCAACCGTTTCTAACTGGTCGCCATTTGGACTCCATTGATAAAAATCACACGCGCTCATGTGCGTCACAAATAATTGCACTTGAATTTGCGCATAATAATGTGGCTGATCTGCTAATGATTTAAACACAGGTGGATTTTTATCACGTTGACCATATGGGCATTTAATTTCGATTAGTTTATCAAAACCAGCAAATCCATCTGGACTTGCTCCTAGCCAGTAATCGTGTGTGTAAAACCCGCATTTTTCTACCATAACACCAGTTCTAAGCTGGTAATCCATCTTTGCTAAATCTTCGTGGAACGTGCCATATTCTGTGGCTTGGTTGCCTTTAAATTCACGCTCTGCATTGTGATATTCACGCACCATGTTGCGCATTACATCTTCGCGCTTCATAAACGGGGATAATCCAAGTATTGCGCCAACGCTTGACGCGGTAATACGCCCAACACGTTGTGCAAACCATTCTGGTGTTCTTTGCTCTATCATTTTACTCACCTTTATTTGCTGCACGTCCA